AGGAGACAACAGAACTGAATGAGCTGCGTCTCCCACAGGGAGTAGCACAGGAATATATCATGGCTCTCCGCGCGCTGATGAAGAAGCATGGAAGAGATAAGGTTATTCAGGCATATGCAAAAGCGGGTGGTACTGATAAGCAAGTTGCTCCGATGCGTGCCATCAAATCGATGCTTTAATAAAAATTAAAAATAACACTTGACAGACTCTACCACTGGTGTATACTGGTGGTAGAGTTTTGTGTTAGGGGATAACGTGTATAGAATAGCTCACATTGCGGACACGCATATAAAAAATTTAAAATATCATTACGAATACAAGAAGGTATTCGAACAACTTTACGAGATTCTTCGTAAAGAGAACGTGGATTACATTGTTCACTGCGGCGACATCGCCCACACCAAGACCCAGATTTCACCAGAGTTCGTTGAGCTTTGCTCCGACTTCTTCGTGAATCTGGCCTCGATCGCGCCAACCTATATCATTCTGGGCAACCACGACGGCAACTTAAAGAACAGTAGCCGTCAGGACGCGCTGTCGCCCATTGTAAGCGCTTTAAATCTTCCAAACCTTTACCTACTCAAGAACGCGGGTGAAACTGTTCTAGAGCCCGATCTCGCGCTCAACGTGCTATCCGTGTTTGACGAGGAGAACTGGGTCGCACCAAGCGACCAGTCTCGTATTAATATTGCTTTGTATCACGGCGCCATCGGTGGCGTGTCAACGGACGTTGGCTGGGTTATGGATCATGGCGATCATGACATTGGAGTCTTCGCCGGTCACGACTTCGCAATGCTTGGGGACATTCACAAGACAAATCAGATTCTTGATACAGAGGGTCGAGTACGTTACTGCGGTTCGACTGTCCAGCAGAACCACGGCGAAACCAACGACAAAGGCTTTTTGATTTGGGACATTGAAGACAAAAACACTTTTACAGTTAATCATCATGTTCTTTTGAACCCAAAGCCTTTTATGACGATTGAACTAACGCCGAAGGGGCGTATGCCAAAGGGCACTAAGATTCCTTCTGGTGCTCGTCTTCGTCTTGTAAGCAATAACAACCTTCCTTTGGATGTGATGCGCAAGGCTGTCGAGGTGGCAAAGTCCCGTTTTAAGCCTGAATCAATCTCGTTCTTGAACCGCGCAGCAGGAGAAAGAGGAGAAGTTAGTCTTGGAAAGAGCTTTAAGGTTGAGAACTTACGAGACGTTGCAGTTCAAGAACGTCTAATGCGCGAGTATTTAGAGGATTATGAACCCACAGAGGAAACAATCCAGAAGATTTACGAGCTAAACCGTAAGTATAACTCTCATATTGAGGAGAACGAAGACATTGCGAGAAACGTTAACTGGAATATTAATCGCTTTGAGTGGGATAATCTGTTCAATTATGGTGAAAGCAACACTCTTGACTTTACAAACCTCAATGGAATTGTGGGCATCTTTGGTAAGAACTATTCAGGCAAGTCATCAGTTATTGATGGGATGCTTTATACTATGTTTAACACAACGTCAAAGAACGAACGTAAGAATTACAACATTATCAACCAGAACAAGAAGAACTGTATTGGCACAATTGACCTTCAAATTGGCGAGAAGACCTATACTATCGAAAGAAAATCCGAGAAGTATATAAAGCGCCTCAAAGGTGTAGAAACCAATGAAGCTAGGACCTTCTTGGACTTTACGCAGGACGGTGATTTAAGCCTTAACGGCACGACACGCAATGAGACCGATGCTAATATTCGCAAGCAGTTTGGCACAATTGAGGACTTTTTATTGACGTCAATGGCTAGCCAGCTTGATTCTTTAAGCTTTATTAAGGAAGGATCCACAAAGCGTAAGGAGATCCTAGCTAAGTTCTTGGATTTAGAGATCTTTGAGAAGAAGTTTAAGCTAGCAAAAGAAGATTCAGCTGACTTAAAAGCTGTCCTTCGACGCTTGGGTGACACAGATTATGATAAAGACATAGCTATTGCCGAGGTGCATTGTGAAGAAGCCCAGAAAGAACTACTAGCCGACACTAAGAACTGTGAAGCTATACGTCAGCAGTTGGTTGAAAACGAGCAAGTGTACAGTGATTTGACTGAACAGATTGACTCTATCCCAACAGAGCGCCTAAACATCAAGAAATTGGTTGAGAAAAGAAAGCAACTAACCACCAGTATTCAAGATACAAAGGATAATATCAGCGAACTAAAACAAGAGATAGTTCAATTTGATGGTAAGCTAAAAACTTATGATGATTTCTTAACGACGATTAATATTGAAGAACTGCTGGAAGAGAAAAAGCAGTACGACGATTTTAAGCAACGTTATGATGAGACCGTAAACCGTGCTCGGATTATGGACAACGATTATAAAACAATGGCCAAGAAGCTAAACCTCCTTGACGAGGTTCCTTGTGGTGATGCTTTTGTGACTTCCTGTAAGTTTATTGCTGACGCACACTCGGCTTCGTTGGAGCTACCCCTCCTTGAAAAGACAATTATCGAGAAGATTGAGGAAGCTAAGGGCTACAAGAAGAAGGTAGTATCAGTTAACTCGGCAGAGATGGTTGCTTTGATCGACAAGTATAACGAAACAATAATTGCCAAGAACGGCATTGAGATCGAAAAGCGTGACAACAAAGTTTCAATTGAAAAGTTGTTTGCCAAGATTAAAACAATGTCGGCTGAGTTAACTGAAACGAATGAAAAGATTGCTCTGTATGAGGATAACAAGGAAGCTATTCAAAACATTGAAAACCTTATCTCATCCCGAGACGAGATCTCTGATAAGATAGAAGCCAACAAGAAAGGCATTGAAGTCTTTGAGGAAGGGTTGTCAGTGCACAATAGAACGATTGGATCGCTTGAACAAAAGGTAGAATCCCTCAAGGAGAAGAAGCAAGAGCTACTTGATATCCGCGCAGAGTTCGCCGCCTATGATTTATTTATGCGTTGTATGCATTCCAACGGAATCGCTTACCATATTATTAAAAGACGCTTGCCGGTTATCAATGAGGAGATAGCAAAGACAATCTCAAACATTGTTGACTTTGAAGTCTTCTTCCAAGAGGATGGCAACAAGTTGGATGTTCTTATCAAACATCCTAACTTTGAAGCGCGCCCTATTGAGATGGGCTCCGGAGCAGAGAAGACTCTTGCGTCCATGGGCATACGCTTGGCGCTACTATCTGTATCGTCGCTACCAAAGGGGAACATCTTTATCCTTGACGAGCCAGGAACTGCTTTGGATGCTGAAAACATGGAGGGCTTTATTCGTATGCTTGACCTAGTTAAAACGTATTTCAAAACAGTTATACTTATTTCTCACTTGGATTCTCTGAAAGACATTGTGGATACAGAGATTACAATAGATAAGACTAACGGTTATGCGAGGATAAACCAATGAGTTCAGCATTTTGGGAAGCGCTCTTAGGCGGCTTAACATTTAAAAAGAAAAAGAAGAACTAGTTTTATTTTGGCCAATCATATACTTGCCTAAAGTATTGGTCCATTACTCTCTCTTTGACTTCATCAGTTGAGGTATACCAGACCCATACAAACAGTTGGCCTATTTTGGAAATACGTCCCATCGTAAGTTTAATATCTTCTTCAATCCAGTCAATGTGTTTGTCATCAATGTCCCCCGGGGATATTCCAAGGTCGATGGCTATGGAATAGAGAGTGTACCAGTTGTCTCTTTCGTAAGCTTCTTTGGCTTTCTTAAAGATATCTTGCTTTCTTTGAGATTCTCCGAGAGAGAATCCCGAGGCAACTAATTTATCAGGGTGTGTTTCGTTGGCAATTTTGCGATAAAGCTTTTTAATTACGCCCAATTTATTGTCGTCGTCTTGTTCTATCTCATCGGGGTTCATGTAGAACTCTTCACCCGTTTCACCATCCATAAAAACTTCTTTATTTTGCTCTGCTACGTTGGCGGGCAGCTCGGCTTGTTTGGGTTCTAGCTTTTCCTTCTGTTCTTTTTCGGCCTGTTCCAAGAGCTGCTCTGCTTTTTCATTATTCAATTTTTTTAGATGTCTGTCCCAAGCCCTTTTTTGTAACTTGTCTAGCCGTGCTAGCCTTTCAAGAAAAGCTTCGTTAAAGCCCGCTCTTGCTTCGGAAACCAACTCCTCGTGGTATTCTAAATCTGCGTGCACAAATTCAGCTTTCTTCAGCATTTTCTTAAATTTAAGCTTGGTGCGTTTAGACATAATGATACAAGAACCTATTTATAGTAGGAGTAAATTCGATGACTAAAAAAATGCGACACATAATAGATAGAGGCTTGGACAAGCTAGTGTCCAGAAAGTTGTTGGCGTGGGCAACCGCCACCGGGCTGCTGCTGTTTTCTGATTTACAGTCTGCTGACTGGGTTATAATCACTACAGTGTATATCGGCGGTCAAACTGTTATTGATGCCGTTACAAAACTAAAAGGATATGGTGACCGATGAAGATAAAATTATTTGCTAAACAAGCTTGGCTATGGGCTAAAAAGTTTTGGTGGATGATCGTTATAGTCTTGCTATTCGTAGGAGCTTGCATGGCGTCTGCGTTGCTGCGCAATGGTGTGCTGTTAACACGGGTTATAGACTTACTTGATGCTAAAAGGAACCAGCACGATCAAGAGATGGAAACGCTGTCGCACATCCATAACACAGAGGTAGCTGAAAAGAACCTTAGGCTTGAGGAACATCTTAAAAGGAAAGAAGAACTTAGGCGGGAACTAGAAGCGAGAGGTGACAGCCTCAGTAAAGAAAAAGAAGCAGAACTTAAAAAGATTGTAGACGAAGGGTATAATGATCCAGAGAAGTTGGCAAAACAAATAGCCAACGCTTTTGGACTAGAAAATGGCTAAAAAAATATTAAGCGTCTTTGTGGCATTAGCAATGCTAACACCAACATTTGCCTTAGCAGAAGAAACACCAGACCCAGACTATGTTGTATTGCCCATAGAGGCTGGCGACATTGTGCCGTTTGACGGCATACTATTGTCGCTTGATGCCGCGGCAAAGGTTCTGAACGAAAAAAGATTTTCTGATGTAGAGTGCGAAGTTCGGGTTGAGTACGAACTAAAGCTTCAAGAAGAAAACTTTAGTTTGCGGCTTGATTATAAGGATATAGAGATTCAATCTTGGAAAGATAAGTATGAGTCTATGATGATATTGAAGGCCGCCGAGAATGATCGTCTAATGGAGTTAGTGACCAAGCAAAGCCCTGGGATGGAGCCTTTTATGGTTGCCCTAGGATTTGGTATTGGCACCCTAACTTCATTAGGAATTTTTGCGCTTTCAACGGAGATTGTAAATCAGTGAGTGACAAACAAGATTATGTTGCCAGATTAGAGAAAGCTATTTCGCAGAAATATGGTGAAGAGGCAACTCACAATCCGCAACGTTTTTGGGACGAGGATAAAGAAAAAGAATATCTGCAACAGTCAGTAGAAGAACAACAAAAGTTTGCCAAGAATGCCGAATCTCAAGACAAAATAGAAGCAGATGGATTTTTAATAAACAAAAAACTACTTAATAGAGATCATAATAGGACTTGTCCTGTTTGCTCCAAATATTCTTTTCATCCACGCGATGATTTGTATATGAACAAATTTCAAGCTTGCTTTAAATGTTATGTTCAATATATCGAAGGTGGGAGAGAAGAGAGATGGATAAACGGGTGGAGACCGAATAAGGAACAATAAAATGGCTTCAGTATACGACATTGTAAAAGGAATCAACCAAGCGGCAGCTAATGCCTATGACGGAGCGCATGATGCGACTCTCGCGGCTGACGGCAAGGCCCGCACAGCAGGGCTCGAAAGAGAAGACGGTCATTATATTCACGACCGACGCGTTATGGATGGTTTTGGCGTCAAGTTCCACGGTCCAATTCTAAGAATTAACTATCAGGCAGAGACAAGACTAAAAGAAGTCCAAGACAAAGGCTTTGAAGGTGAGATAGAGCAGCGTCTACAAGATATTGCTAACTTCCTAAAGAAAGAATACAAAGCCGTCACGGGTGATACACTAACCTTGACAAAGGAAGGTGAGCCATATGTTCTCGTGCAGCGTATTTCTAATTACCGCACCGACGTTCAGGCTCATTGTGATTACCGCATCGGCGGCTTGACTGATGTTGTTGAGGTAAACGGTGGCTCAGACGAAGACCGCCTTGATAAAGCAGTCAGAGATTTTCTTGCACTAGGGAGAGACAAAGCCAAAAAGCCTTCAAATGTGAAGGTCTAATATGGCCGCTCTTACAAAGCAAGAGATACTAAAAGAGATTGTTAAGGCCGGCAAAGACCCGGTTTATTTTACTACAAGCTATTGTCGAATCTCCCACCCGCAGAAAGGCTTGATTCCTTTCAAGGCGTTTGATTATCAGCAGGAACTGCTAAAAGACTTCCGCGATTATCGTTTTAATATTATCCTAAAAGCCCGACAGTTGGGCATTTCTACTATTAGTGCCGCCTATGTTGCGTGGCTGATGTTGTTCCATAAAGATAAGAACATTCTTGTTGTCGCGACAAAGCTGCAGACAGCAACAAACCTTGTTAAAAAGGTTAAGGCCATTATCAAGAATCTGCCAAAGTGGATGCAGATCTCTGACATCACTGTTGATAACAGAACATCGTTTGAACTTTCTAACGGATCGCAGATTAAGGGCTCGTCTACATCAGGGGACGCTGGTCGTTCAGAAGCTCTGTCGCTTCTAATTATCGATGAGGCCGCTCACGTTGAAAAGTTAGAAGATCTGTGGACAGCACTTTACCCTACACTATCTACAGGTGGGAGATGTATCGCCTTATCCACACCCAACGGTGTGGGTAATTGGTTCCACCAGAACTGTGTTGAGGCTGAAGCCGGCACAAATGATTTCCACATGACTACATTGTTGTGGGATGTCCATCCAGAACGCGACAAGAAATGGTTTGAAAAAGAAACCAAAAATATGTCCAAGCGACAGATTGCTCAGGAGCTTGAGTGCAACTTCAACGTTTCCGGTGAAACTGTTGTCCATCCCGATGACCTTCAGTGGTATCTAGAAAAAATAACAGCACCCGAATACCGCACGGGGTTTGATAGAAACTATTGGATCTGGAAACAATACAATCCAGAACTTCCTTACTTGATAGTAGCCGATGTTGCTCGCGGTGACGGCAAAGACAACAGCGCTTTCCACATTATAGAACTGCAAAATCTTGAACAAGTCGCTGAATATGTGGGCAAGCCAACTCCGGATGACTTTGCTGATATTCTTTCTAACGTGGCAGCTGAGTATGGTAATCCTATGTTGGTGATAGAAAACAACAATATTGGCTTCGCAGTACTTAAAAAATTGATAGATAAAGGGTACCCTAACCTA